GGTTGCATTCCAATTCTACAAGTCAAAAGGATTCTCGGATTCTGGTGCTGCTTACATGGTTGGTAACTTGATGCAAGAATCAACATTAAATCCTGCTGCTAATGGAGACAACGGACATGCATGGGGTCTAGCACAGTGGAGAGATGATGCAGCATCTGGTGCAAGATGGATCAAGTATAAAGAATGGGCAGCAGCAAACAACAAACAACCTGGAGACTTCTATGCACAGTTAGAATATACTGTTGTAGAAGGTGCAAGTTATGGAATTGAGAGAATGAAAGGTAATGATGTTGAAAAACATAAGCAATTTGTAAAAGCATATGAAGGATATTCTGAAGAAGGTTCCCGCTTTGGTTTTGCTCAAGATATTATTAATAACATCCAAGAATATAAGGGAGCAGTTGCGCCAGTGATGACTCCTCCACCATCATCAACACCTGCCCCTACTGAAAGTCAAAGTAATGATGAAGATGGAGGACACAATGCAGAAAATCCTGGACCTGCAGACGCAACACCTGCTGAGGCTCCACAAACAGTTGATAGTTCATCTGCAGCACAAAATGGTGGTCATACACCAGAGAATCCTGGACCTGTTGCAACTGCACTGGCACCAATGCCTATGCATCTCCAAGAATCTGACAAGAAGAGTCATATAACTGTTCAACCTATCATTTATGAAGGAAGTTCTACACCTATTGGTTACCAAAAAAATATTGATACAGGTGGTGGACAAATGGCTCGCTTCTTTTATGATAAAACAGGAGAGAAAACAACTCTTGTTGACCTGAAGGCAGCAAGGTTGCAGACTAACTGATAAATACATAGGTGAAACAAATTTCATCATACGATTACACAAATTCCGAAAAAAAATCTCCGCAAAAATTTAAAGAAAAAGGTCGAGCATGGCAGCAGGCACCGAAAGTTACGAAGCACCTGAATATGGAAATCTCGCTGGTGCTATTGGCGAGAAGATTGGTGGTGCTCTTACGATGGCAGCAGGAGCAAGACGCCGCCGTAATGAGGAGATAGATGAATTAAATAGTAAAGAAGATAAAACAGACGAAGAAAAACAAAGACTAAAAGACTTACAGTCTCAAGGATTTGGGTTCATTGCAAAGAAAGCAATGGGTGCTGAGTTCGGTGGAGACATGAAGAGAAGAACTAAAGGGTTCTTCCAAATGAATCCTGATGATCAGAATGATCCAGCATTAGATAAGAAGAAAAGATTTGAAGCACTGCTGAGAGCACAACCAGTAGGAAATCAAACAGCACCTGGAGCACCACCAGAGGCACCAAAAGCATCTCCAGATGGCGGTGCCTTAGGATCATTTGCTACTGGTATTATTGAGAAGATTAGTCTTCTTTCTAAGAAAGTAGATGATCTAAAAAATGTAGAACAGAAAGATCAGACACCTAAAACTGTAGTAAATCTCAGTAAAAATGTAGGTAGCATTAGAAGGTTCTTCTCTAAGAACAATAAGATTGAAGAAGAACAAGTAAAGATTTCTGAGCAGCAACTAGAACAGCAGAAAGAAGAGGCTGCTGACGCAAAGCAAGCAAGAGCAGAAGCAGTAGCAGAGGGTAGAAATAGAACTGCTGGTGGTAGTGAAATTGATAACAGCAGGAAAGGATCCACTCTCAAAGGATTGCTTGGTGGAGCACTTGACTTTGCTGGTGACCTGCTTGGTTTTGGTCGTCGCGGTCGTCGTGGTGGCAGGAGAAGAGGTGGTCGTCGAGGGGGTGGTATTGGTTTAGGTGGGTTCGGCAAGCGTGGCAGGCGCAGAGGCGCGTCTCGCGGCATGAGTGGAGGTAGAGGTAGGACTCAATATACTGCTCCTGTCGGTCCACAACCGATGAACTCTGCCACACCATGGGCACGTAAAGGTGCTGGTGATCGTGGTGGTCAATTTGGACAGGGTGGATTTGCTCCAAGAATGGAGGCATCACCAATAAAGTTTGCAAGTGGTGGTATTGTTGACAATCCAACCACAGGACAAGCAGTTATTCCAAAGAACAAACTAACAGCAGCAGTCAAAACTAATCAAGATAATGTAAAGAAAGCAGATCCTTTTGCTAAGGTGATGCAACTACCTACCATGGCAGCAGGTGCTCTGCTCATGTCAACGGTTGGTAATGTCATCAACAACATGGGTGGTATATCTAAACTATTCCGTCCAGTTCTGCAGAGAATGTTTGTTCCTGCTGCTACAGCATTTGGTCTGCCTGCTAATCTAATTAGTGCATTCTTTGGTTCTAGTGGATACGGAAAAGGAAGTTGCGGCGAAAGAGTAGGCGGTAAAGGCAAAGGTAAAGGGAAAAATGGTGGCGGTGGTGAACAAACATCATCTAATGTCACACCTGGATCTACTATTGGCGGAGGAACAGTTACTGGTGGTGGTTCTGTTGATGGATATTCAATCTCATCACCTTTCGGTGCTCGTAATACTGGTATACCAGGCGCTTCTACTAATCACTTAGGCGTTGACTATCGCACACCACAAGGAACCAAACTTTCTATCAAGAGACCAGGAAAGGTTATTGATACTACTACCCCTGCTATGGGTAACAATGGTGAAGTATATATTCAGCATGATGATGGATCTAAATCTAGATACTTACACATGAGTGCTGTAGCAGTGTCTCCTGGTGAACGTGTTGATACTGGAGCATTCCTTGGTAAAGCTGGTGGAGAACCTGGAACTCCTGGTGCTGGTCCTACTAGTGGTGCTCACCTACACTTTGAATACTATCCACCTGGAGCATCTGGTCCTGTTGATGGTTCTGGTGTTGCATCAACTGTCTTTAGTGTTGGTGGGACCCTCACGCCTACTGCTCCACAAGCAGTTCAACCAACCGCTGCTCCAGTTCCATCATCACAGACACCTGCACCTGCTGCAGCAACTCCACAATCAAATAAACCAACAACACTAGAACCTATTGTTATCCCTCGTCCTGCCCCTGCCGCTGCAGCACCAGCAGCTGCTGATAATACAGGTAATGGTGGTGCTAATCTTCCCGTAAGAAATCCTAACGCATCAATGTCATTGCTAGGAGGTATGCCGTAATGTCAAACTCAGTTAAGAAATTTGAACCTCAGAAAGTAGTCATCGCTGACGTTGATGGCATTCAGTATGATGTCACCAGAGCAGTTGGAATGTTCTCTTACTATGAGGACATCTATCAACCATTTGTTACAGCAAATATGCTGATGGTTGATAGTGGACAAAACTTTATTGGCAATCTACCTATTCAAGGTGGAGAGGAAGTTACTGTCAAACTAATCAACGTTAGAAAGGAAGCAGTAGAATATAAGATGAGGGTCCAGAAGATCGTAAACAGATCTGTTGAAAGGAACATGCAATATTATACTTTAGTGCTTACATCTAAGGAAGGTCTAGAGAATGATACTGCTAGAGTAACAGAGAAGTATAAAGCAAACGCAGAGGCAATCGTCTCCGATGTTCTTAAGAATGTATTGAAGACTGACAAAGAATTGTTTGCAGAAGAATCTCAATTCAAGATGAGTATATTCCCTAATGGTAAGAAGTGTCATGCATTAGTGCAATCATTGATGTATAAGACAGTATCAAAGACAACCAAGTTCAACAAAGGTCGTGGTGCTGATGATGATACTAAGAGCGAATCAGAACTAGGTGGTAGTAATAAGAAGAAGTCATCAGGAACAGCAGGTTATCTATTCTTTGAGAATAAAGATGGATTCATCTTTCAATCTATGGATAGACTATGCTCCGATGGCACAGATTCTTTCGGTGGCACTGCACCAGTAGAAACATACTACTCACGTCCATCTGTTGGTATGCCACCTGATCAGGTATACTATAACATTGAGAACTATGCATTCGATGGTGACATCGACATGTCTGAGAAGTTAAACAATGGAATATATTCTACACACATGTGCTACTTTGATATCTCTTCTCAAAAATATGAAGAATATACTTATGATATGGCAAAGACATTTAATAATATGTCACACCTTGGTAGTCAGACAACACTAGCAAAGTATCAAAAACAATTAGCATCAAGACCTAGCAGAGTTATGAGTATCCTGCTAGACCATGAGGCATGGTATAGCGGAGAAGATGTTGCTAACCCAGAAGAGGGTGGTGATACACAGTTCCCAGACTATGCAAAGTATTATACTGCACAGTCTATTGGTAGGAGATACTTGATGGATACTCACAGAGTTCAGATTGAGATCGCTGGCAATTCAGACCTGAGGGTAGGAGATAAGATTAAGATTATGCTGCCTAACATGGTAGCAGAAAAACTGAGAGAGGAGCAACCATATGATGAGGAGGCAAGTGGAACTTATCTAATTGCTGCATTGTCTCACAACTTTGCATTCATTGTTGACAGTGGAGAACCTAAGTTCTTCACCAACTTGGAACTCATTCGTGACACCATGGGTATTAAAGAATATGCCTCTAAGGTTAAATAAGAGTAGGAGTTATTAAAACATGGATCAGTCTTTATCTTCACTATATCCAATACATCAGATTGGTTCTGACGGATTCTCCTGGTGGATCGGTCA